CTGTAAATCTACTTAAACTTGAAATTGCCATTTATAGCTCCTTAATTATTGACGTGACTTAATATCGCCTACATTCTTCAATCTTAGAGGAATGTAAATGAACTCAACTGCTTTGACTGGTTCAACAGCAATATCAACATAAAGTTGGTTATTACTAATCACGCTTGGTGTATTATTTGTTTCATCGCAAACTACAATAAAGTCATATATACCACGTAAACTGACTAAATCTAGCATTAGACTTTCACAAACGTTCTTAATTTCACTACGTGTTTGTTTGTCGTTTGGCTCAAACAAGAATGGTTTAGTAATAATTCCTAGCTGTCTACGCAAATAACTCACTAGACGTGCTACGTTGATTCTATCTAAACTACTGTTTACACCTGTCTTTGTATATTGACCAAATGCTACTAGACCTGCACCTGGAATGTTTGTAATTGGATTGATCTTGACTTGCGCCATTTGATCACGGACGCCTTGATTCAAACTAACTGGAACAAAGCTACCGTCTTTTAAATATCCAACTGATGTTGCATTAGTAATTCCACCTCTACGTGTACCAGCTGGTGCAAACCATTGGAATGCCTTTTGATCACTGACTGCGATTGTACGCAACATCATGTGACTTGCTGGAACTACTACATTGCTACCACTTAGATCAGTTGTTAAACCGCTTGGATAATAAACTGCTAAATGATCGCTGTTTGTGTGTAGACCTTGCTCTCCATCAATGCCAGTATTAAAATAATCTGTACCGTAATTGATTAAAGAACTTGCACTACTTTCTAAACGTAGCGGAGTATCTCCAACTACCAATGCTGTACCATTTCTGCTACTATTCAAATTGACCATATCACTGATCAATTCTGGGTAACCAGGGCAAGCAATTAAGTTGAAGAAAATATTATCTTCATCTAAAATACGTTGATTAGTGTTGATAGCAACTTTTAATTGACCAACTACAAAAGCTCTCTGTGCCTTACGTCCAAAATATGCAACTTGATTTAGGTCTGCCCCACTGATGCTTACCCAACGATTAGGATAATAACCAGTCATTAGTTCATCATAAATCGTATTTCTTTCTGATGTATTGACATAGTTGCGTTTGTATTGTTTAATATTAAATCCGCTTCTACGTGTGTTCCATAACAACATGCCACGTGGATAGGCTGCAGGATCTGGGCAATCAAAATCAACATAATCGCTATTTGCTAGTGCATCAATAGTTGCTGGAGTACTTGCCGCTCCGCTAGTTGCCCAACGTGCATCAGCAAAAATAATACCATACTGGCTTGTATGATCAGTTACATCAATGCCGTCCCAACTTTGGCTGGTTGCATTCCAACGCTTGATAACACGACCATAATTGTCCTGACTGCTGGTGTCAACCCAAATATCCCCTGCAACTCTTCCAATGTTAGAAGGTCTTGTTGCTCTAACTAGTACTGTTGCACCTGGATATACTTGTTTTAAACCTTTCCAAACAGATCCGTTATGGACCATAATATCAACTTGATCTTGGTAGGTAGCGTACCAAATTTTTCCATCTGCAGGAGCATCTGTTGGTTGTGTTGCTTGTGGGAAGTAGCCGTCACCAACAGAAGCCAGAGGTATCCAGTTACTAATTCTTAGCTCATATGTAGTACCAGTTGGACCAGTATAAACATTAGCCAGTGTATTGTTAAAACCTAATGTTCCCCATGTTGCACCATCTAGGAAAATTTCTCCGCCTTCTGAATGTGTTAAGACCAATTGTCCGTCTACGTAGTCGGCTGTAACGTTAACCAATGCACTGTTGTTGATAGCAGTTCTCAAACTGTCTAAACTAGTGCCAGTTGTGATGCTTACTACATTCAATGTATTTGAATTTTTAATAGTTTCTGCAATTCCAACCGTTGCACTAACAATAGTAATTCCTGTAGCAACGGTTACTGCGGCACGTGTTGCTCCAGCATTCTTTCTATACATTAATTTGAAGCTGCCAATGCCATTCTGTTCAAAGTTAGCATTTACAAATAACGCACCAACAGCTATACCACTTCCGCCATTTAATGGATCAATTTTATAAAGTGCTTCTACAGTTCCAGAATAAACTGGAGCATCTTTGGTTTCAAATAAACGTGTGTCACTGTTAAAGTTTTTAACAGACCACTTAGCACCTAGATTAAATTCTGTTGTCTTGAACCAAATACTGCCATTTGGACGAGGTGTAGTATCTGTACTTGTCCAAAATGGTAATTTAGTATGATCACTGAATTGAACACTTGGTGGTCTATATGATCCTGCTAGAATTCCGATATCGTCAGACGCTGATGCGCCAACTTGTAATAATGTTTCTGCGCTAGTTCCTGGACCAAATACCACTGCAACGTCAGTGTTTGCTAAAATTTCAAATTTGTTACCATTAACTCTTGCACCAACTGTAGTAATTGTAGCAGTAGATAACGCGGCATTGATTGCAGTTACCATTTCAGCTACTGTTGGATGAGCGTTTTGACTTCCGTTGAACGTCACTGTTGCAGTAGAGCCCCCAACAGTGATGGTCATTCCATATGTTGCACTCGTTAAATCAATTTCACCGTTAGTAAAGCTTCTAGAAGATACTACTGGCCAGCTTGAAATCCAATCTAAAATTGTTGGGCTGTTTGCACCAAATACAGTTTGCCCGCTAGTACCAATTTTAACCCAAGTTCCACTAGCATTTTTGTACCAAACATTGTTTTCTGATGCTAATGAACCAACAGTTACTACAGCATAGTCGCCAATAGTTCCAACTGTGGTCTTTGGTGCGCCAGTTGTGGTGTCTGCACTTGATGTAATTACGATAGGAGTCTTAGATACAAATTGTTGAAGTGTTGCACTCCACTCAAAAATACCAAAACGTGACTTTCCAGTGTCTAACCAATATGTTCCAGTTGTTGGATCGCCTACTGGTATATTAGCTGTACCAGTTAATGCGCCTAGGTCAACGCCTGCACGTAAAATATATGCACTGTTGCTTGCACCTAAATAACTATAGGCAGCAAACAAGCCGTATTCATTTAATTCACTACCTTGGATAGCATTTCCACTTGCATCTTTTTGGAATGCAGGTACTCCAAATCTATCTGTTAAATCTTTTTGGCTAGTTGCCAAATATAAACTGTTTGCGTTAGCTAAGGTGGTGCCTGCGGCAACTCCTGTTCCAGACGCATTTGTTTTATCCTGTGCAGTGGCAATCAAAACCAACGGAATTGTGCCAGGTGTTGCAGGGTTATAAAAACTTTCATCAATGACGTTTACTTGTACGCCAGGTGATCCTAGTTGTGCCATTTGTTAATCTCCTTAGGGATCCATGTTCAATAATATTTAGTGATATTTCCAATATTTCAGCATTTATACCAAGGGAAAAAGGGCACGAAAAGGGCTAATTAATTATATGAAACGTCCTTTATGTAAAAAGTGTCGAAAAAACCTATCCGCTGTGAATTATCATAAGGAAGGTCGTACTTATTATCGAAGTGTGTGCGACAGTTGTGCTCGAGGCACCACAGTTCAAGAACCACGTTGGGTACGTGCTGGTTATAAAAAGAAGAATAAGTGCGACAAATGTGGAGTCACTAGCACACAGTCAGTGATTTTTGATGTCTATCACGCTGACGGAGATTTAAACAACTGCACACACAATAATCTCAAAACTGTGTGTGCAAATTGTCAAAGAATTTTGGTCAAGCAGGGACTTGGTTGGAAGCAAGGCGATCTTCTACCAGATTTTTGACTTTAGCAAACAGATCGTCCATACTAGAATCATTTTCTAATACAGCATCAAATTTAGTACCAACCCAAGCAGTTTCACTGGCATGGATTCCCTCTTTTTCTAAGTTGTGTTTGCTTATGGCCCAAGCCATGTTACCGTTCTGTCCTCGATTAGCATTCAACGCCCAATTATACCAGTGTGGTAATTCGCCTCGTTTGACCCAAACAATAATTCCACCAGCGTCTTTAATTGATTTAATTTCGTTAGGGAATCGACAATCGCTGATCACAATATCATCTCGACTATTGCGTAATTTATTTTCTAAACTGGCAATCCAGATATCATCATGAAAGCCTTTTCGGCACACTTCTGTACCCCAATATTGTAAAACCCACCGAGGTGTAATATCTCTACCTAAACGCTGGCTCCACCACGGATCTATTTGTTCTCGCCACTCTCGAGCTTGTTTAGTCCTGCCTTCCAGCATAACGCGATCCCAGCCAAAAACTGCTGATACAGCATCTTTTAATGTGTTGGCGAAACTCTCTCTTCTAAAACCGTGAAAATTAACAAGATAGTCAGCAATGGTGTCCTTGCCTGAACCAATAAAACCACAGACTCCAATAATCATAGCACCTCCAAAGGATACTATTATTTTATTAAAATTCTATTACAATGTCAAGAAAATTGATTAACCTGTGACCCAGGTATAACCGCCCCAGCCTTGACCACCTACACCAGAAGGATCACCTTTTTTCAGTTCTTCTTCCAACTCTTTCATTCTTGTAAGGCCTTCAGATTTGAGTGCGCCGCCATTGAGTTGTGTGCCGCCTTGTGGACTGGCAATTTGTGCAAATTTTTCACGAGCTTCGCCTAGCATAACTTTACAGCCAGCTAATGTGTACTCTTTGATCCATATGCCTGCGTAAGGATCTTCTAAAAATGCAAAGTCTGGACGATGGTTATAGACCCAAAGTAGCAGTCTTTCATTGCTCTGTGGACGTTGTTGTATTGTCAGCTTACGTGTCTGTGGGTTGTAGGTAAAGTTAATGTAGCTACCAAACATCTTACCCACTAATTTTTGGTATCCAGCAAACATATAATAAGTAGCCAACCCGCCCATGTTTGAACTGGTCAGCAAATACGTATTTGTGTAGGCCAAGTTGAACGGCTCAAACAGTGTTCCGCCATCTCCACCACCTGTTCGTGAACCAATGCTACGACGGAAGATCTCACGCACTACTGTGATTTCCCTTGGTAGTATGTATTCGTTTTGATTTTGCACCATATCTAAGAAACAGTAGCTTTCTTCAACAGCATTTGTGGCTCTCTGGCGATAGATTGCCATGGCCTTTTCCAATGCTGTTTCGTAGTGGATTGGGTCCAACTCAACATCAACCATACCTTCGCCCAAGAAGGCCTTGACGTATGAGAATACTTTTTCTTTTTCTGTTTTTAGGGCGTCTAATTGGTCACTCATGCTTATATTTACCTTATCATATTCCAATAAATACACTACTATGCCAAGACTCAGTTTATACCGCCCAGAAAAAGCCAACGATTACAC